CACCACACCGATCACCACACCGATCACCACACCGATCACCACACCGATCACCACACCGATCACCACACCGATCACCACACCGATCACCACACCGATCACCACACCGATCACCACACCGATCGTTACTAAAAAAGGTACTGCCTTTTTTATTGATAACGCAAATGATAATGATTAGCAATAAAAAAGGTACTACCTTTTTTTTATCTATACACTTGTATATACAACTGTATAGCAAAGGGTAGGGTATAAATGTGTTAGGGTGCAGCCTCAACGGGTGGGGCTATCCAAAATGTCTCCACATTAAAATTTACATTTCCAATGTTAATAACATTAACAATGTTTTCCACCTAATGTCCTTACCGCCACCACTACCATTGCCAATACTCACGCCATTGCCATTGCCATTGCCAATGTCATTGTCATTGTTATTCTTAATAGCAATACCAATAAAACCACCATTGCCAATACTCACGCCAATACTCACGCCAATACTCACGCCAATACTCACGCCAATACTCACGCCAATAAAAAGGCCACTAATAAGTGGCCTTTTTACTTATTTCAACAGTTTTCTTGTGTCGGCCCCCAGTTCAAAAGGGTCAACATAGAGCGGTTTATCGGTTATCTGAGCGCGTCTGTATTCGTTAGCTTCTCCAATCCAGAGGTCTTTATAGAGTCCGATAAGGTTAGCGGGTTCGTGATAGCGATAAGCTTCATAAGTCCTACGCGCTACCCACTTTAGGAGACTAACCTGCGCTCGCATCGACATCATGTCGTGAGGTTGCAGTGGGGTCACTCGCTGATTCCAGAGCGAGGGTAGTCCATTCGTGCAGATAATAAGAGGGCGACAGCGTTTTAGCTGTTGAAGCTTAATGAGGTCTAACCCCCACGCATCCATTTGTTGTAGCGTGATGCTAACGGGGCCTGTATTGTTGCGTTCAAGGCACTGATTTAGCTCTGTTGACATGAAATCAGGTACTTTAAATACCTGCTGCGATACCATCGCCAATGCCGTAGGCTTCTCAGGATTAACGGCCTCGAAGAATCTAATAGCCAAGATAGGGGGTTCAAGCCCTAATTCGGGTAGGTAAGGGATAGGTAAATAAGGGCGCAAGCGGCTAAGCATACCCTGCACGTCATTGCTTCTTTGCGAGAGTTCTTTATAGACATAGGTCGAGCGGAAGTTACAGTCGCTGACATCAATATCTACCGTGTCGAATAGTTCGCTAGGTATGTTTATCTGTGCGGCTTTCGGAAAGCGTTTAGGTGTTGCCCCTTTACCGATTAAGAGATGATGACGGGTGTTGGTGCTGAACCAAATGCCGAGAGGTGACTTTTCGAGTGTAAACATTACTGGCCTCTCTTTGGTTCTTTAGTGGTTTTTAACTTCTTGGTTCTTATCTTGGCCTCTAGCATCGCCACTACCAGTGGCCATGCTAGTAGCAATATGAAGCCTAAGATAACCCCTGCGGACAGTAGCTCAGTCACTAGGTTATTTAACATAATGTGTACCCAAGTTTGTCTAAGGATTTTCTCATGCTTTCGTCAGTAGCGATGCCATAATAAGTGACACTGCTTTTGCTCTCAGCAGCGCGAAGCTCGAAGGATAGGACTAGCTCCTTCATGGCTTGTTTGAAACCTTGAATACTTTCGGGTTTCTTCTCTGTGTTGGTGACAGCCCATGCCCAATACAGTTCGTAGAGCCTTAATTCGGTAATCTTATACTCAGCGGTAAACTGAACGCGAAACTTTAAGTCATAGGGTACGGCTTCTTTGCCTTGACGGATTCTGCCTTCGCCTAAATCTCGTAAGGCTAAACGAACACCGCCGTTAGCGGCTTCGAGGAAAGCTCTGACCGTGTTGTTTAAAGCACCCATCTCCGCCACTGCGTTTCTCGCTGACGCGGGCATTGTGTACCCTTTCTGCTTGGCTAAGCGTTTTGATGCGTTTAAGCACCATTGCAATATCCCTGCCCGTTCGTTGTTCACGATATACTCACCTAGATTCACTTTGCGTTCTTTTTCGGGGACGGGACGCGAGAACTGAAAAATCAACCAACGGCGGTTAAACCCGTCTGAAGTATCTTTCGTTCTTGGTAAGAAATTTCCTGCGAACCACTGCGCCGCTACCATTCGCGTTGTAAAGGGCTGCCCATACTTCTGCTGCACCATCATTTCCGACCCGTCAACGACTTCTTTAAAAACTTGGCCGCTGATTTTCTTTGTTTCTGACAACTCCCCCGCCACATTCAACAATCTTCCTGCCATCGCTGATGGTGCGAAGTTATCCCCCCACACCTCTGGCGGCACCGCTGATTTTACCTCGTTCGGAACCAGAGACGACACTATCGTCAGCAATTGGGACTTGCCAGAGTTCGCCATTCCAAATAACAGAAACGCTCTCTGGTATTGGGGTGCTATACCAAACAAGGTCACGAATATCGCTTCTTGCAATGCGTTCACTTTCTCCAGAAAATCGGAGTCTTGACCCCAACTGGTTTCGAGAAATTGATAGAAAGTGGGGGCTAATTTACGCAAGTTATCGCTAAGTTTCTTCAGGTCTGCGATGAATGGCAGTGTATAAGTCGCGCCATAAACTTCCTCATGGCTATGCTGTTCCAAGGTACCGTCATCGCGTCTGATAATGTAACCGTTAGCGAAGTTGACCCCGTTCTCCATGATGTTAGGGTCCCGTAGCGGTGACGACAATAACGACCCCATTGTCTGTAAAATTCCTTTCGCATCGCTACGTTTTTTGTTCGCGTCACAGCTACCGTAACGTAGATGAATCTCGCGCTCTATGTCTATCTTGTCATAAACTTCGTAATGACTGCCGCCCCAACGGTAAAACTTATCGTTGTGGAACTTTAATTTGTTAATCGTTTCCAGTTCTTCTATAAGGGCTTGAGCAATCTCTGTATGGTTCGCGCCTTTGAACTCGCTTTGCTCACGGTAATTGCGTATCTGTTTATTCAATGCGGGGATGCGAACGCCTAGACCTGACTCGCGTGAGATCAGCGTCAGGATTCTGTCAACTTCTAACGGGTTTAAGTTTTTGCTGTACGCCACTAACTTTAGCGTTTTCTCTACCTCTTGCATCACCTCATCAGTGCCTTTGCCTTCGTTGCGGTTGAAAAGATTCTCTAAGTCGTCCATGATAACCTTTGCTGGTTTCTCAATATGGTCTTCGCTAAAGGCTTTTGTATAGTAACCCCGTTGGTCTTCCGTCATACCTGAGTCCCAACCCTCTGGCAGGACACGACCTTTCTGCATGATGTCACGCGATAGGAACAGAATCAAATTCGCGGTATGCTTGTTCATGTTGATAGGGTCGCCAACGATGTTTTCAACATATTGGTCAGCGTAAATCCGCAACATATCTAAGGCTTCTAACAAGCTACGCTCACCGCGAAGCACCGCAAACGCAAACAGACCCGCTGCCCTTGTCAGGCTTATATCCCTCGCCCCTGACGGCACAAACTCAGTGACTTTGGTGACGGCTTTGCCATCGCCGATGTTTACGCCAATCTTTTTTAATTTGTGACGGATGGTTTCTTCGATGTCTGTCGATAACATCGTCAAGTTGTCTTTCACTTGCCATAACGGAGTGTTTTCAACGTAAGCCTTATCGGTATCTGGGTGGATAGAGGGCGGCAGAACGACATACGTTCCCTCAGACAGATATTCAACGATGCTCTCATTGTTAATCGTTCTAATACGGAACGTCTTCAACGCTGGGTTGTGACGGTACGCGATTACAGCCCCTTTTTTACCTTTCCGCACCCACAATGGCACTGGCAATGCCGATAGGATAGCTTGAATGACGGGTACGTCATCGGTGTCGATGTCGATAACGGAGATGCCAGAGCAAGGGCCAAGAGGTAAGCCGATATTGCTGTTAGGGTTACTTTTAAGCCAGTGACTGCGTAAGTCTTGGGGCGGCATTATCACTGAATACTCGCGCCAACCTGTGAACATCGGCTCTTTCTTTTTTGCCCACAGTGGGAACACAGGTAAACCTGCTCGCCAGTACGCGGGCGCGTGACCTAAGAATACAGTGGACTCGTTAACGTGCGAGCCGTCATTGAACCCCACTTTGAAAACGGGGTCGATAGATTTCGTCATTTTTATTACCTTTGGTCAATCGGTTAAGGTTGCTAGTCGTTCTTGCAGTTCATTAATATCATCAGGTTCAAACTTTCGGCTGATGAACTCCATCATGGTTTCACGGAAGATAACATATTGGTCAATGCCAATGGCTTTCTCGCGTAACTCAATAATCTTCTCCAATTGGTTGGTTTGGATTCTTAAAATGGCGATTTTTTCCGTTGCCGCTAAGCTTTCATCATCAACACTAAAGTTCTTTAAGCTTCTGAACAGGTTATCCATCTCCAGCTTTACGTTAATGTCAGCTTCTAAATTATCATCACTCTCTTTTCGTTTTTGAGCTGAGGCCAGAGACGATGCCAACACCATTAACTTCGCCTTTATTTCGGGCGGGTACGGGGATTGCTCTAAATACTCTCTACCCTCAACTTTATAATTTGCTAGAATCGCTTCTAACGCATTAACTGCTGACAGGGCTATCGGTGGGTACGCTGACATTAATGTTTCTCCGTAAGGGGATAATAGTGTTAAAGGTATTAACGATGCAAGGCAGCTCTCGTGTTTTTTACATAAACGCTACAAAGCCCTCAGTGCGTTAAACTGGGTTTTTACTTTACTTTAAGAGATTAACAAAATGGCTAGTAAGTTTGCAACTGACTTCGGTAAGGAGCTTAACTCACGTTTCTCCAAAGACGCGACTGGAATGAGTTATTCAGACTGGGTTTGTAAGAACACTACGCTGAAAGGGGTGCCGTTCAACTTGAAACGATACCCTTTCCAGAAAGCTATTCTTGACGATATGCACCCTAATTTATCCGTCATCAAACCCAGTCAACAGGGTGCCACTGAGCTGCAAATGCGTAAAGCGTTAGCATTCCTAGCCCGTAATCGAGCGACAACGCTGATGTTCACGTTTCCGAGTGAGCCGATGCTTCGTAAACAAGCTCAAACCCGTTTCCAGCCTTTGATTGACCAAGACCGTGTTTTTAGTTTGGGAGCTACTAAGCCTGTACGCTCCATTGAGGTTAATCAAATAGGGACTTCGTTCCTACTCTTGGCTCCTGCCACTGAAACCTCCGCAACAGGTCAACCCTGTGACGTTATCTTTAACGATGAAGTTGACTTATCCGACCAACATATCTTGGCTTTGTTCCAATCCCGTTTGCAGGGTAGCACCCATCGCATTACCCAACAGTTTAGCACCCCCACTTTCAGCGGTTACGGCATTGACGCTACCTATGAGTTATCCGACCAACAGGAATACATGATTAAATGTAGTTGCTGTAACCATTGGCAAGTCCCTGTTTTTAGTAAGAAGTTTATCAACATTGAGGGTTTACCCGAAGACATTCAGCTTGATGAAATCGACACCAATATTCTTGAGAAGTACGAAATCGTAACGACCAACATCACTGTTGACTGTGAACTTTGTCAGAATCCTTTAAACCTCGCCACCGACAAGCGCGAATGGGTGGCTAGATACCCGAACCGAGTTAATAACCGTGGGTACCGCATGAGAACATTCAGTGGAGCCACCTTACCCCCTAGTTACGTTATCAGTCAGTTGATTAACTACCGCAAGAACGACTTTATACGCGGCTGGTATAACACTGTTCTTGGCGAAACTTACGATAAGGGTGACGTTCGCCTAACGGATGCTATTCTCAATCCTTTGTTCAAGGATGAATCTAAACCTGTTGTTGACCCCATCGGTAGGTGGTACTTTGGGGCTGACGTTGGCTCTATTTGTCACATCGTTGTCGGCAGTAGCGAGGGTATTAGAAGTGGCGTTCGCATTCACCATTTTGAAGCAGTGCCATTGGAGAAGTTTAAGGATAGGGTTGCTGAATTAAGAGCGAAGTATGAGGGTTTGCGAGGCATGATGGATCAGTTCCCTGAGCAATTATTGGCTAAAGAGACTTTTGAAGTTAGTAATGGTGCTATTATTCCTTGCGCTTACAGAGGCTCTGTTGAAATCGCTGACAAAACCGAAACCACTAAGAATGTTCAAGTTGACCGTACTGAGCATATTGATACCGTTGCCAAGCTCTGTCGTGAGGGACGTTTTGAGTTCTTTAACTTTACCAATCAGAAAGACCTTATCAAAGACCATTTAAAGGACATGGTACGCGACACAACACCTGAGAAACCTGCTGTTTGGCGTAAGTTAACGGGTCAAGACCACTATTTTCACGCTTTAGCTTTTATGACAACCGCGATTAAGTATTTTACGAACGATTTTACAGGGTATAGGGAGGAAGCTGTGAAAACTTGCTTATATTTTGCTGGTCAGGATTTAATGCTACCGCAAGGGAACCTGTATGGCAGACAAGGTAAAAATCAGGGCTTAGATACGCTGCTTCGTTAATCTATGCTAAAATCGACCCATTAACCTTATTCGCTATCGAGGCCAACAACAATGGCACTAACTTTACAGACCGTATTTCAGGTTTTAGCTCCGAAAAAGTTACCTAATCCAAAAGGTACGTCTAATAGTCCTACCTTTGACCCTGCCAATGCCGCTAACGTGTTATCGGCACCGCAGTACCGTGAGCATTTAGAAGACATCTTCACAACACGGTCAGCTTCGGACAGTCGGGACTTAATTAGAAACCTATTAGTTCAAGACCCTGATGCCAGTGCCTCGCTTAATGCCTTCTTAACGCTGTCGGACACGAAACCGATTATTTTAGTTAAAGATATTAACGGTGCCATTGACAGAAACGGCTTAAAGGTTGTTAATGCCCTCTTGGACAGTTTAACGACACGTTATGATTATTCAAAAGGTTTTGAATACACCCCTGACTTACGCGCTATTGCCGAAGAAATGCGATATATGATTCTAGCTGAGGGGTCAGTAATGGGTGAACCCATTATCACTAAAGAGGGCATCTTCAATCAAATCCGTTTGATTAAGACAAATACGTTAGAATGGTTTGAACGTGAAAATGGTCGTTTAGTTCCTGAACAAGTGCCGACAAACGGTGGCGATAACATTAGCTTAGACTTCCCCCATATTTTTGTTGCTTACTACCGTCAAGACCCTAGCAAGGCTTATGCTTATAGCCCTTTCGTCAGCGTCATCAACACCGCTGCTGCTCGTCAACGCATCATCAATGACTTATACCGTATCATGCAGTTGACAGGCTACCCACGCATGGACATTGCCGTAATGGAAGAAGTTGTTCGCGCCAATGCGCCTGAGTCGGTTAAGAACGACCCTGTTAAAATGAACACTTACATCAGCCAAACTATCGCCTCTATCAATGCCAGTATCTCTAACTTGAGACCTGACCAAGCCTTTGTTCATACCGATGCCATTACCGTTGGCATTGTTAATGACAAGAAAGCGGGTATGTCTATGGACATTGAACCTGTCATTAAGACGCTCAATGCTCAGAATCAGGCCGCGTTGAAGACAATGGCGACTATCTTAGGCAGGGGTGAGGCAGGGGTAAACACGGCCTCTGTTGAAGCGCGGTTATTTGCTTTACAGTGTGATGGCTTAAACGTGCCTGTGTCGTTATTGATGTCGCAGATGTTTACGTTCCTATTGCGTCTAACAGGCAGCACCAGTCGGGTTGAGGTTAGTTTTACTGCCGCTGAGATGCGTAGCCCGATTGAGTTAGAAGCTCAGTTAAACCTAATGGCTGCTCGTCTATTATATGATTTGAGTGAGGGTATCATTGATGATGATGAATACCATTTGCGTATGTACGGCCGCTTGCGTCCCGATAGTGCGCCCCTACTAAGCGGCACTAAATTTTATAACGCCAGCGGTGCTGCCGATGTAAATGGTAACGGTAATAACGACTCTGTGACACGCTCTGTCTCCAGTAAGAGCGACAAAGCAGCACAGAGCAACGCGGTGAAGAAATAAGCCTTAATGAATCGAAAACGATTCGTAAGTTAGGGAGGCCATCAGGTCTCCGATAGAGGTTAAGCTTAACAACTTAACCTCTGCTTCACTCAAGGTAACGGCAGTGCTGTTGGTAATAGCGATGCCAAGTTTTCTAAGAACGACCATTACTTCTCGTTGTTTAATCTCATCTTGCTCAGTCATATCTAGCTACTCTAGGACGGCCTCGGCCAATGTGGGGGTCTTCTGCTCTTAGTTTCTCTAAATCGGGAAACTCTGGCTTAGGTTGTTTAATGCGTTTCTTAGGTAAAATTGTTTTTGCAGTTACCTCCTCGAAGATTTCAGTGATAATTTCAACTTCGGCTTCGGCTTCGGCCTCTGCCTCAACCTGCAAACCTCGTTGGATTCTAAGCTGTTTACGGTTTAGCCAACTGCGTTCTTCAAGGAACTTTCTTGTGTGTTCAGTAGCAAACCCCTCACCAATAACATCAATATCGTGACGATGATGTTTGGCACCTAACCTTAACTTGGCATTAACATCGTCAATAACAATCTTAGTGGCAGTTTCATTCATAGCGGCGATAGCAGACTCCTCTGTCACACTTTCGGGCTTAATCGTTTTACGCCTCTTGAGCAGCTTTAACATCACCTTTGGGTCAACAGGGTAAACGGTGTCTAAAGATAACGTCAAATGCCTAACAACGTGATTCCGCAGGTTTCTTAACAGGTCCTTAGTAAGACCTAAAGTCTCATCGAGGTCGTCAATGTTCTTTATCCATAAGTCTAAGGCGTTTACCTGAGCTTGAACTCTGGCTCTGTGAGCGGCATCAGGGTTTGTATAGTTACCCACCATTTTAATAGAACCGTCTTTATTAACGATGAAAGCTCTAAAATGAGGGTACTCCTCTCTGAAAACGACAAACGGGGGCAGCTTCAACTCTGAGGGTGATTTAGGCACTGCCGTTAGCGAAAACATTTTAAGGATTATATGACTTTTAAAATGGATGGTGTCGAAAGTAATCTTGCCTGTTTTCAACGGGTCGAGAATCATCAATAAACAATCATGGTACTTAATTAGTTTAGGTTTAAAGTGTTTACGAAAGATAGACCATGAGAAGATGTCGGAAGCAAAACTTATCTTGGGATTGTTCTCGGCAAAGTCTATAAGGTAGTGCCACCAGTCTAGTAGCGTCTTCGGTGAGACAATATTAGGTACCTGACCCTCTTTCTTTATACTGGCGAAGTTTCCCACCTCTGTGAGCACCACCTTAGTTAAATGATACTCATGTGTTAGGTACTTTGGCTGATACATAAACAATGTGAAAGGGTATTTATTTAAACTATCGTAAAGCATTTAGAATCTCTTTCTCAAAACGACTGCAAAAGTGAGCAGGTAGGAAACCTTTATAGATGTCAAAGAGGTCGATTATAACCTTAGACTTAAAACTTCGGTAAGCCTCTTGAGCTTCTGGGAGGGTTTTAAAGGTGCCAAGGTGTTTGTTAACCCCGTCAAGGTTTCGAGCCACCACAGGGTAAGCGTCACAAACAGGTTGGAAGCTTTGAGTAGAACCCCATTCTTGGTAGTTCTGAATCAACCTCTTAGGCAAGTAAAAAAGACTGTCAGCGTTAATAAAGCCATCGTTGAAGAAATCGTGAACCAAAACAGCGTCTCTTACATCGGTTAAGCTTCTTATACGGCTTATAAGAGGGTAGAACCGTTGATAGTCTAAAAGGTCGGAATGAACAAACTTACCATTGGTGGTTCTAAGGCCAAGATTATTCTCAGACTCAACCCCATCACCTCTCAACCCTGCTGTTAATCTTACCCAAGCATTGTACTGCCAAGTCTTTCTACCGTCTTCGCGGCTAGGATAAACCTGCCCACTGTTATTAACGGCACCACTAACGTAAACAGGGTCGAGGAGATAACGGAATAGTTTCTGCTCGTGCAGCGTTGTTAAACCAAGATAGAAGTTTACCGTTTCTGTTTTCTTAAACTTCTCAAAAGTCTGAACAGCCTCAGCAGGGCTGTCGAGATGCTCAAATATTTGTTTAGTGTGGTTATAGAGGAAAGCCAACGTGTAGGTCTTACTCTTTGTTTTTGTAATCTCAGGCTTCACCTTTCCTGATAACAGACCCTCTAATGCTAAAGGCATTAGCACTGTTGATGCCGTTGTTAATGGTGATGCTGAGGGTAGAGACCTAAAACTGTAGTCATCAGCAGATAGGACGGAGCTAGGTAGTGTTAGGTTGTTAGAAACCCAATGGTTGAAGTAGTTTTGATTAAGGAGGTCGCCACTGTCTTCTTTAGCAGACTTGGAGAAGGAGTCAAAAAGCTTTTGTAATATTTTAGTGGTTTTAACCACTTGTACGAGAGTTATCTCGTTTGAGGTATTTAAAGTCATCATGTATCTCTTGGGTCATAGAGCTGGTCCTGTTGATGAAAAGAAAGCGGCACTCATGGACCAGATGAGGAGGAACTAGGGTGTACAGCCTAGCTTTGCCGCTTGAGACAATAATATTACCACAGAGGTTGCTTTTGGCAATACCTTCGATTGTAAAGAATTGTAATACGTTTGTAAGTTGTTGATTAGTAAATGTTCCTTACAGCAGTGCGACACTTGAGGCTTTTGTCGCACTGCTGTAAGGAAAAACCCAAATTGCTGTTCTCACTGATGTAAGGAAAAATAAGATGTTTTAATTATTAAAATCAAAGGCTTACAACTTTTGATAATTCACGCCTAACGAAAGTTTAAGTTAAAAAAGTCCCTAAACAGCTTTAATAAGCCGTAATCCTAAAAGTTATTACTTACAGCAGTGCGACACTTGAGGCTTTTGTCGCACTGCTGTAAGTAATAACTTTAAAAATTGTTCTCACTGATGTAAGGAAAATCAAAGTCCAAAGCCTTTAAAATCAACAACTTAAAAAATGACCGACCAGTCATTTTTCTATTTTATTTTTTTCTATTCGGACTAAAGAGAAAGATAAATAGAAAAAGAAAAAAGAAAGATAATAGAAGCGTTTTTACTTTTTATTTTTAGAAAAATAGAGAATTTTAAAAAAGACCCCCCTGTGGTACACTAAACCCACTTACTTGGACGATAGCAGCCGCGTTCTTCAATATGGAAATAGTGCCTTTTACTTCGGTACTTGGTAGAGAGGAAAGAACGAAACGGTGGGGTTTTGTGACGTTTTCCCCGTTGACCCGCCAGAGTCTGCCTGTTCTGGCTTTTATTCTACCGTCTCTTGTCTCTATCCTTTCTTAATGCTATTATTTACAAAACATAAACACTTGGTTACATGGTTATGCCTAAACGTATCGAAATTACAGATGATATTAAAGCTAAAGTGCTTGCCAACATGGGTTCTGAACCTAATTGGGAGCAAATCGCTGTTTTCGAGATGACGGCTGTTACCTCGTTACCTTTAAATAAAAAGTGGTCTATCTTCGACCAAGCCCAGATTACGGCTGAAACTTTTGAAGAAGCTGCTCAATATCTCGCATCAGGCGGCTTCGTTCCGTTTCACACCTTACATCAGCAAGGCTATGAAATCCCCGTTGGCCGTGTGTTCTACGGTGAGTCTCAGGTTAACCCTAAAGGGTTCAATGAGCTTCGTGTGTTAGCCTTTATTGACCTAACCGCTCACGAAGACCTCGCCAATAAGATTGACAATGGTATTGTTGAGGAAGTCTCTGTCGGTATGTCCTTCAAGCAGTTACTTTGCTCCGCTTGTGGTGATGACCTGATGGCTGATGAGTCTAAGTTGTGGGCGCAAACCTGCGGTAATGGTCATGTTATCGGTATGGGTGGGCACCACTTAAAACCACATGGTTTGGGTCAGTTCCGCGAATTAAGTGCTGTCTCTAAGGGAGCCAGCAACGGTGCCAAGATTCTTGGTATGCAGAAGCGTACCTTAGCTGCCGATTTCGGTAAGCCTGAATTAGCTTTAGCAGCTAACCTTAAATCCCCTGAGTTCATGTTGTTCACACAACACGCTGACTTGGACTCTGAACCTCTTGGAGAAGACCCTGTGCTTATTGCAGAACTACAAACAAAATTGACGGCTGCCGAAGCTAAGGTGTTAGACCTTGAAGCCAGTGCCACTACACAGCTCGCTGCTGCGGCCGAAACTCTTGCCGCTACCCAAGCTCAAGTTGTTGCTTTAGAAGCCGCTAAGAGCGAGGCTGAGGCTGCTAAGGTGACTGCTGAGGCTGCTCTTGCTGCTGCCGAAGCTAAGGTCGCTGACTTAGCTGTTATCCAAGCTAAATTAACCCAATTTGAAGATGCTGAGACAGCTAAATTGTCTCAACGTCCTTTCCGCATTCCTTTGAACGGTGTTGTAGGTTTAAACGCCTCTCACAGTGATGCAGAAAAAAGTAAACCAAGCGCGGCTGGTGTTTCCTCCGCTTTTAAAACCCCTAATCGTTAACTACTCGGAGAATAACGATGGCTCAGCAAATTGCAAGCGGTGGTATCAGCTTCACTGGTATTCCCCACTCAGAGTTTCGCCGCACAGCTTACTTAGCAGCAGGTATTGTTGCTGCTGATTGCGGTAAACCCGTCACTCTCGACACAACTGCCGATAACACGTTCAAATTAGCTGGTGCTGATGATGTTATCTACGGTTGCTTAAAGGTTGTTGAAAACCGTGTTCAAGAGGGTATCTTAGTTGGTACCATCGAGTTCAAAGGTGGCTTTACCTTTACTAAATCTGGTGTTATCGCCCGTGGCGATGGCGTTGTTGGTGCTGGTGCTGGAGCGGTTAAAACAGGCACTAACGCTCGTTGTTTCGTAACAGCAGTTGGTACTACCACTGTTGACGTTGCCTTCATCTAAACGGAGATAAGACTATCATGGCTATTCGTCCATTAAGTGATTTGATTAAAAAAGACAAACTTTCTCCTGAGCAAGTTAAGGTGATGTTGGCTAGTGACAACACCCACGAGTCTTCTGATAACGGTTTAAAGTTAGTTCGTGACGCTCAATCCTACGGCTTAACAATGCGCGACTACTTGATTTTAAGTGTTGCCCCTGAGAAGTCCGAAGACAAAGCTCAATATGCTGGCTTGAACGGTTACGAAGCCACTAAAGTTGCCTTGAACTTGCCCCACGCGAATGACTTTGAACGCGGCATTTTATTGCAAGCGGCTTCTAACACATTCCAAACCTATGCAGGTACTCGCGCATTGTTCCCTGAAATCGTTGACGATATGTTGAAGGCAAAAACTCGTTTAGAGACTGCCGAAAACATCGCCTCTCTCGTTAGCCAGAGCCGTACCATTGACGGTTCCGAGATGATTACGACTTACATGGAAGATGATGCTGACCAACGCAAAACTTACACTGTTTCCGAGTTGGGTCGTGTGCCAATGCGTTCTGTTCGCACAACTCAAAACGTAGTGGGTTTAGGCAAACGCGGTTCAGGTATTGAAATCTCTTATGAGTTCGCTCGCCGCGCTTCCTTAGATATTTTAACGCCTTTCGCTGCTCGTATCTTGCGTGACGCTGAGTTAAGCAAAGTTTCTGCCGCCACCAATATCCTTATTAATGGTGATGGTGTTAATGCTGCTGCTCAAGTTATTAACTTCTCTACCTTCGGTGGTACAGGTGTTATTGACGCGGCTAACTACAAGTTTTTAAGCAAGTTCTTAATGGCTCGTGCTAAAGCTGGCTATCCTGTTGACACTTTAGTTGTTAACTACGATATGTACGTTGACTTGATGTTTATGTACAGTCCTACTTTAAGCGGTAACGGCAGTATTCCTCAAGCAATGGGCAGTATGGGCGCACCAACTATTAACACTAATGTTACTATGTTGAATGGTTTGAACTTGAACATCGCTTTATCTTCTGCTGTACCAGCAGGTAAGATTATCTGTATGTTGAAAAATGAGTGCCTCGAAGAATTAATCGAAGCTAACTCCAACATCAGCGAAAGCGAGCGTTCCATTCTTGACCAAAGCATCAAGTATGTTAAAACTGAAACCACAGGCTACAAACTGGCTATTCCAGAGTCGCGTGTAGTTCTTGACGTTTTAGCTTAACGCTTGAAGGTTTGAGAAAAGGGCAGCTTTCGCTGCCCTTTTTAATAGGGTAAACTAAGCTCTACCCGTTGGAGATAAAAATGACTCAGTGTATCGTAAAGACAACAGGGCAGTTCATGTTGCTGACCCGTTCAGGCCCCATTAATGTTGGCGTTGCCACTCTCGTTGAGAAAGACGGTTTTGTGTCTGACCGCATTCGTAAAGGCGACTTAGAGTTACTTGCCGATGATATTCCACAGACAATAACTCAAGCAGACTTAAAAGAAGCTGGCAGTGTTGAGGCTTTAGTCAGCAAACTTTCTGCGAGCACACCTACAGGTATGTTCGATTTAAAACCTAAGTCAAAATCTAAAACAGCTAAAAAGGCGGTTTAACCATGTGGGTCGAAACAACCAAAGCTTCGAGCGTAACTTTTGAGTTGAAAGTAGGTAACGACTTTGTTGTTCCTGACCCCAGCACCACTGCCGTTTTCACTGTTAGAAACCGCGCTGGAGCCACTCTCCACACAGAGACGCTAGTAAACCCTATAGGCAGCACCTTAACTTTTATCACTCCTAGCGGTGTTAACACGTTAACAGGTAGTAATACTAACGAGATACGTTTAACAAGTCTAACTTACGTTTATGAGGGTGTAACTTTTAAACTTGACAACACTTACAAGGTGACACAGTTTCTACCTTTAACAGTAACACCACAAACGGTTAGAACCTTGTTAGGGTTAAGTTATGAGGAGTTAGAAGATGAGGAAGTTGACCTTATCACTGCTTACTACACTTTGGTTAATGGTTACGGAACCACATTTACCACTGCCTTTGCTACTGAAGGTTATCTTGGCGACCAAGCTAACAAAGCCGTTTGTTTACAAAGTGCCATTAACCTTGCCCTCAGCTTGCCGCAACGTATTGCTCAGAAAACAGACGAAGAAAAAGCCAGTTTTCAAAGAGCCTCAAAACTTGACCCTTACAAGTTAGTAAACAGTTTAAAAGTAGAGCTTGCGGAAACACTTGAAACCTTAAAAACTGAAAGCGTTATCGGCTCTGCGGCTGTGTTCTCTGTCTCTCAGCCTACCGACCCATTCACAGGTGCTTAGTAATGATTAAGTTTCACAATAGCCGTTTTAAGAAACTTATCAAAAACCTGACAAGAGGTTGCTTAGTGCAGGGACACATCGTTGACGCATCAGGTGAACTTACTAGCACTGAGGAAGTTAATCAGTTGTTACGGGTCAGTCACAAAGCCATCACCAATGCTGGCGACCATGTTACTTACATGGGTTATCATTATGCCCTTAGCAGCTACTCAAAAGAGCCTTATGACATCATTTATCGTTTAATACCTCTGCCAGACCAAGTGGAATGGCAAGTACAGAAAGTCTTTATCACAGACCCACTCACAGGGCTTAAAAAACCCGTTGACACTGTTAGCCCCCCTGCTCAAATACTCTGGTGCAAAAAGAAGACTGATGGCTTCGGCATGAGTGTTGCCAAGAAACAAGATGAAAATGTTTGTTACTTGATGACAGAAGTTGTCCAAGTGGGTGATTTACTTGACGGTAAAGTTATAAAAACAGTGGTCAAGGAGCAAGACATCTACAAGGCGGAGGTTTAGGGTGGCTAGGCGTGATGCTAACGATAGATACTTCCAATTGGTAATGGACCGTATCAGTATTGAGCCACACCTAGAGATGGAGCGAGCTAAGGCTGTTATGCAGATTATGCGGAAAACCGAACGAGCCAAAATTGCGAAAGACCTAAATATGGCTTACGCGGATTTCCATATAAAGTTTATTGAGTCTTTTATAGGTTCAGGAGCAGACCCATTTATTTTTAGCTCTATGGACAACATGGGTTTTTATGAGGGTCAATCCCTGTCTCAAATGGGGGTGAGTTACAAAAGACTCTCAAGAAAATGGGAAAATAAGAAAAGAAGCTTGGGTTTAGGCACCCCTGAGTTTTTCAACTTTAAAAATCAGATGCCTGAGACCTTTGGACCACCAGACGTTAAGAATCTTAGCAAGAGTAAACTACCCAAGAAGACTTTGAAACAATACATAACCCAACATTGGGAAAACATCATAAAAAGAAAAATAGGTGTTTTTACTGCTGATGATATTGTAGTCTTAAACTCTAAAGGGCAAGAGTTAAGATTAACTAAAGGTTTTATAAGTTATGCAACCGAAGCTGCAAAACGATGGGAAACCCATAGTGCTAGGAGAGGTTTAGATAGAGCAGACATAGCTGCCAGAGATGCTTATTTAGATCGAGTAACTAAAGAGTTAAAATCTAGCCCTTTCACAAGGTTAAAAACTGCTAGTTCCTCAGTAGTCTTTAACCTTAAATCAAAAAGCCATTCAGAGAGTGTTTTATATGAAACTTTCTCCTTCGGCTTTAGACCTTTAAGGAGTATTCAACACCGAAAATTATTAACTAATAGGTATCAAGTAGAATTAAGCACACAGTTTATAAGTGTGGCTGATAATACAGCCCCGATGGGATACCCACTATCTAAATTAACTAATAATCACACAGGTGCAAAAGGTACAAACAGAGCTATTAGACCCACTCTTGGACCCCTCTTACATTGGTATCATAAGGTTAAGCTACCTAAAGTTTTTAGAACCTCAATTGGTGGTAGAGGGGTAACTCCTTATTAAACTCTTTTTAAAGGTTAAAAAATGTACATCCAAAACGGTATCTTAAACATTCTCGAAAGCACTGTTCTCGCTTTCTGCAATCAACTTGCTCAAGCTGCTAACGCTCAATTGAACACTAACCTCTCCGTTGTCCTTTTTGACACACAACCAGAGGAAGTGGAACTGCCTGATTCTGATGTTATCGGCTCTTACAATTTAGAGTTTAAACTAGACACCCATTTTATTGACGGTACATTCTTACTAGGTGTGGCCACGTTAAATGACCCAAGCTTATTCCGCTTACGTCAGATTACGAGTTTTGTGTTAGATGAGTGTTTACCTGAGAAAACGATTCAGCTTTACAACGCTGAGGGAGTACCAATTTTAGGTAACTTAATTATTATGGAAGATGTGAGTGTATTGCCAACAAATAAGGATTCCAAGTCACGAGCCTCGCGCTTCATTGGAATCCCTTTTAAATGTACAAGAACTATTTAACCTGACCAGTAATGGTTTCAATCTCCTGAATACTTAGGGGATTGTCACTCTTAAAACCCTCGGCGGCTAATTGACGTAACCCAAGCTCTATTGTTTGAACAATAATAGCACTAGGGCTTTGTTTACAATGTACTGAAACCTTACGCAAAAGCTCAAGCGTATCCTCTGGCAAAGCCACAGAAGTTCTCACAGCAGTGACGTTGCCACGTTTTAAACGTTGACCTACACGGATATTTGGCATTTTATAACCTTTTCTAAGTCGAATGTTTGAATTAAAGACAATTTATGATAACATAGAGGGGAAAGAATCAAATGTATTACTTTTGTAACATAACAAACTTGGAGAACCAACATGGCTGGTGAAGCCCGTTCCATTAACTTTGCAGTCGGTACCGCCACCATCATGTTAGGTGCCCCTGCTGATTTGCGTGATTTTACCCCTGCAACCCACTCTATCGGTTTAGTTAAAGATGTAAAAATCATGGCGGAAGCCAGTTACATCAAGTTAACTCAAGGTGTTCGTAATAGTATTGTTCACTCCATCAAAACAGGTGAACCTGTTTCTATGGGTGCCTCTATTTACGAATACAACGCTAAAAACTGGACTTACGCTTTAGGTTTTGCGGGTTATGATGTTGCTTTAACTGCTGCTTCGACTACTGTTACGGCTAAGTTACCTGCCCTAGATGGTGACCCTATCGCCCCTGCTGGTTATAGCACTGTTGAGGTTGCGGATACCGCTGGTTTCAACATAGGCGACTACGTTATGTTACAAGTTGGGACTGACGACCAAGTTTACCCTCGCCGTATTAGCAATAAAACTACTGGCAGCCCAAGTACTCTCGTTTTTGATGCACCAATTAAGAATCTACGAATCCCTTTGGGTGCCACCATTCGCAAATGTTCTATCGTCCCTATTGGTCGTAAGTCTGAACAACCTTTCTTGGCTGCTAAGATTGTTGGTTCTATGGCTGATAACGTAGAAGTTTGTATCGAGATTCCTAAATTGCGTGTTACTAAAGGTTTCGATTTAACTTTCCAAACCAGTGATTATGCCAATATGCCGTTTGAGTTTGACGTGTACGACTTAGTGCCAAGCGATCCGCAGTATGCTCGTTCTCGTGATGAGTTTGACTCCGCTCCTGCCTTCTTGTATAGTCTCAACTAGATAGCTAAGACTATTTGGCAATTGATAGCCCTCGCAAGAGGGCTTTTTTTTGGGTACAATAAAGAAACCTAAAAAACCAACTGGAATCGCCAAATGTCTAATGTAATCCAACCTCTAAACCCTAGCCCACATTTTAACCTTTCAGACGGCAAAGAGATTAAAATGACTTACGGCTTGCAGAACCGCTTAGCCAAGTTAATTAATAATATTTCAACCGTTTCACTTATCTTAACCGACATCCAAGTACAAGAAGCCGTTATCGTTAATATCTTTAACAAATATGATGGTAAAGGTCAGGTTATTGAAGAAGCCAACTTAGAAGAAATTATGTTTAGCCCTGTTGAAATCCAACACCTATTACTTTGGGTTACAGAGCACCTAACCAATTTTTTTCTCCTCAATCTGCAATCAATGACTCGGATAGCAGTGGAGTATCAAAAAGGGGTGGAGTCGAGTTTAGAGCCTTTATCAAATGGTACGAAAGCCTAAGCTTTGCCGAAGCCGTAGCTTGGACTTATAATGCTCCTATAAGTGAAGTAAGATTAGTTTACTGGTCAAACACACTTGAAGACATTAACCAAGCCCTCCGCTTCAAGGTAGCGGGTAAACAACTCGAAGCTGTTCAAGCGTATGAAGCTTTTGCCGCTGTTGCCTCTCAAGCGTTAGGCGGGGGCGATAGAGATAATTCGGTGTCGAAAGCCGAGGTTAAACCCCAGAATCAAGCGACAACGAGCGCACAAGCTGTGCAAATGTTCAAAGGTCTTTTTAGTTAGCAGGTAGTTATATGGCAACTCAAGGTGGAAGCAACAACACTCAGACTCAGGCTGAGGTACATCTTAAATATGTCTCTGAGGGCTACCAAAAGCGTGTTAAAGAGTTGCAAGACTTAGCCCTGTTAATTGATAAAATTAAGGCTGACTTAGGGTCAGTAACAATGCCAGCTATTAAGGGTTTAAAAGGTGCGTTGAGAGACGCAGGGGAGTTAAGTCAAGCTATTCAAACCTTAACTCGGCAAGGAACGGTAGCGGGTGTAACCCCTGTAGGTAAGAAAGCTAGTGAGGAACAGAAAAAAGCTTATCAAGAAGCTAAAAGTAGGCAAGTTTCAGACACGGCTGTCCGTCAAGCTCAGTTAGATACTCAAGATAGAACACTCAAACTACAAAGACAATTAGCCGCAGAAACAGCTAAGGAACTTCAACAAAGAGCTTTTCAGGGTAAGCTAACTAAAAAGGAGATTGAAGCTCAAAAAGGCAATGTTGAAAACCTAAAAGCTATTGCTAAAGGATATAAGGAGGCCAGTGACTCAGGTATCAAACCTCAAGTTTTATTACAGCGCAAAGTTAATAACCTCATTGAGGCCGACATTACTGCCCGTAAACAAGCTCAACAAAAACAAAGAGCCGCAGAGACTCAAGCTCGTTTAGAGCAAAATAAGATTGCTGTTAAATTTGCTCGTCAAAGTCTTGAAGGTAAGAACACAGGTTTAGCAGCGTATTTAAAAACAGCCGACTTAAATCAAGTTAAGGCTATTGAAAGTGCTATGAAGGCTCAAAGCCTTAAAGCAGGGTACACCCCCACTGCCCACAGTCAAAAGCTAACCGAAATGGTTGCAGCTAGACGCGTAGATTTAACAGGGGTTTCTAAACAAGTTATTGACCCGAAGTCGATTTTACAATCTATTCAATCGGCTAAACATAAAGGTGAAACAGACTACATTATTAAACAGCTTCGGGCTGAATTAAACCGACAAACTAAAGTAGGGGCAAGCCGTGATAGCCTTGTCGGTTTACATAGTTTGTTAGCTGATGCCCGAAGCGAAGCAGTTAAAAAGTTTGCTCCTGTTTCACCTTTTCAAGAAGCTAAAAAAGCTGAGGAAGCTCACGCCAAGTCACTAACTAAGTTAAATGAGAGCCAATTAAAACAACAGAATAATCGCCTACTTTTAGAGGAGCACTTGCAAGCCTCTAAAATTCGCAGCCATAAAACAAATATGACTATTGGTTCCGCCGAATGGAAGGCCGAGCAAAGTTATCAAGACCTCCTAAAACAACGAATCTCAGCTATCAAAGCCGTTGAGACGGAGCAAAAACGGAGAGCTAAAGACCCTGTTGCCACCCAATTATCGGACGCAGCTAAATCTACTCGTGACGCTAATGTTGACACTATTCTCAAGAACCGCCAAACAGCAGCAGAGAAAGCAGCGCAAAAATCCTTAGATAACGAAGCCAAAGCCAAAGCTCTCACCGATGGGCGTTTTAAGACTGAACAACAAATTGCAGACCTAAAACAGCACGAATTAAAGTTTGCTAAAGATACTTTAAACTTCGGTATCCAAACAGGCCGCTTAAAAGGTCAAGAAGTTCTTGACGCAGAAAAACACTTAAAACTTATTCAACAACGTGAGGCCGTTGAACGTAAGGCAACTCAAGGCAATGCCAACATCGCTAACCTTGCTAAAGCAGGAAGATACAGCAGCCCTGCTGACTTAGCGGGTTTAGATAAGCACGAACTAGATATTGCGCGTAAAGTTATTGCTCATCGTATGCGTAATAACCAACTCACTCAAGAGCAATTAATCGCTGAACAAAAACTATTAGACCAAGCTAAAACCCGTGACCACCTACTAACAGCTCAAGCTCACCGCCAAGACGCTGCTCGTCAAAATGAACGCAGACTTAGCACCCTCACTCACCTAGAGGGTGACGGCGGCGCGTCAATGGCTATCGTCCAAGCTGGCTTTATGATGCGAAGCCAAGTGCTTGGGGGTTTAAGTTCTATCTTCTCAGGAGCTTTCGATTCGGCTATTCAGTTAGATAAAGCCTTCCGTAACTTACAAGCCATCTCTGCTTCCACTAACTATGAAATGGCTACGATGAAGGTCAACCTTATCAATGTTGCCCAAGCCAGTAAATTTAGTGCTTCCGAGGTGGGTGAAACTGCCGTTATGCTTGCCCAAGCAGGTTTAAGCATTCAAGAAATCGGCGCGTCTATGAAAGGTATTATTACCTTAGCCCAAGCCACTGGTACTGACTTAGCCAAGTCCGTTGACGTTGTAACTTCGGTGTTGTCTGTTTTTAACAAGAGCGCAACGGAGACCGACACGATTGTTAATCAATTAACCGCTGCTTTGAACTTATCAAAACTTGACATAAACAAAATGGCTTTAGGCTTGCAGTATGCGGGTAACATCGCTAGTGACTCAGGCGTAAGTTTTGAGGAGCTAACAGCAGCCTTGGGCGCAACTGCCAACGCGGGTATCCGTAGCGGTAGTACCCTCGGTACTGGTTTACGTCAGATGTTTATTGATTTGCAAAAGCCAAATGAGAAATTGACTAAGCGGTTAGAGACTTTAGGCATTACCTTAGACCAAGTAAGTTTCCGTTCACAAGGTTTAGAGGGTGTTTTACGCAATCTGCGTAATGCAGGTTTTAGCTCTGCGGATGCCTTCGAGACTTTTGAGGTTCGTTCTGCTGCTGCTTTCTCAGCCTTATCAGGTAACTTAACTGATTTCCATGATTTACAAGAAGAACTTGCTGATACTAATGCTGCCTTTGAAGCCAACAACGTCCAAATGGAATCTTTTGCCGTCCAAATCGACCATTTAAAATCTAACTTGGGTATCTTATCTGCTGAGGCTTTGAAACCTGTATTAAGCTTACTTCGGGACATGACAAAAGGAATGGCTCATGCAATGGAAAATACGGAGGAGGGTGTAGGGGTTGTTAAACTCTTAACAGGAGCTTTTGCAGCTTTAACTGTAGGTGTAACTATAGCTTGGTTCGCCAGATTAGTTGCTGGACTTATCAGTACAACCTTAGCCCTTACAACGGTAGGGGGAGCCTTAACCTTAACTAGGTATGGAGTTATAGGTTTAACAGCGGCACTTATCACAGGTGTTGCCTCTTGGATTTCCTACAACAGTGAAGCTAAACGATTAAATACAGAGTTAGATAAGTCTAAAGGGCTTCATAATGAATTAAAAGCTTCTTTACAGTCTGCCGAAGGAACTATGCACAATGTTGACGAAGCTATAAAAAATCTCGTTAACCGTTATGGGGTTTTAAAGACTGATAGCAGACAAACAGAAGCAGCCGCTAAAAGCTTAATGGCTCAATTTGCTGAATTTGGTTTAAAGATTGACGATGTTGCAAACATCAGTATCGACAATTTAATTAACAAAATGAGTGAGTTGCGGACTGAGATGGCTAAGGAGTACAAGACTAAACTTGATGAAGAAGCCGCGGCAAAGATTAAGCGTCTATCAGATGAGCGAGAGGCTGCTGATGATAGGTCTCAAAAGGCAACTTTAGCGGGCAGAGATTTCGGAGGTTCAGCCTACACTGTAACAAGAGAGGGTTTAAAGAGTTTTGCAGAGGCTACCAGCGCAACCAAGCTGGAAAACAGAGGACGGTATCTTGGCAGCATGACGCAGAGGGAGGCTGCTATCGCTTCCCAACCTGCTGTACGAGGTTTAATCATAAAGTATATGGAGGGTTTATTAGCAACACAGGAGAAGGGTGAAATTTTACCGCCTACTTTATTTAGCCCCGCAGAGATTAACAAGGATATTCAAGCCGCTCTAGCTAAAGCTCCAAAAGATAAGCTTTCCCCAACTCAAAGACGCTTAATTGAGGAGGTTGTGACAGGGTTAGTAACTCAATATCAAGACACTAAGACAATCCTAAACACCCCTGATGAGATTATTAAAACTGAGAAGAAACTTAAACAAGACCAAGATAAAGTTGATATGAACTCCAGTTTTTATTCCGTTGGTGACGGTACAAAGATGGAGGATATATCTAAAACCTATCGAGAGGGTTTAGAAACTGTATCGAGTACCAAAGGTATTTCTTATGTAGGGCAGTTAAAACGTCAGAGAACTATAGCTGAAAAAGCTAAAAAAGACAGTGACACTTTGATTAAAGGTTTAGAAGCTCAGAAAGACCTTGCAAAAGCTAACAAAGCTGATGACCATGTCATTCGTATTTTAGAAGACCAAATTGCAACACTTAAAACAGAACAACATGACTTCCGTAAGTTCGGAGCAGATTTAGACGCTAAAGCGCGTAAATTACAATTACAAAGACTTGGTTACGAGTTAGAAGCAGCAAAAGATGCTGTTGCCACTGCTAAAACTGCTGTTTTAAAAACAACAGGGTTAAACAGCGAAGAAAAACTCTACCGTGTTTACGAGGATAAATTAGTAGCTCAACAGAGAGTTGAAGACCGCATAAACGCCTTAAAACTGCTAGATAACCCAGAGGAATCCTTAGCTATCGAAGCTATTGGACGTTCACGGGTTTCTGAAGCTGCTAAAAGAGCTATTGAGAGGGAGAGTTACCGAAAAGGGATTACTAACAACGCCAACGCCGCTGCTAACACCAACCTTAACACTGCTGATAAAGCTCGCCTTGAAGCTAAGAAGAAAGACCTTGAGGACTTCTATAAAGGTATAAAGAACCAAGAGAAGACCTTAGAAGCACGACAAGAAGCCGAGCGTTTCCAAGCAACGGCTAAAACATATCGTCCTTTAACAACAGGCAATATGTTTGACCAACTAAACACTGATGAAAAGAAAGAAGCCCAAGCTAAAGCCAACGCCACAGGCGTTAGCCAAGAGTATTCTGTTTTCGGTCAAGCTAAAGGGGCTTTCTCTCGTCAAGCAGCTCGTTTTGACAATGAGAGCTTGCAGAAGAAGCAAGTGCAAGAGAAGTTAGCTTTAGAAACGGCCATCTTGTTTGACTTGCAACAGCGTAAACAAAACTTGGGTATTGAAGAATATAACAAGTTAAAAGCTGAACAGATAACGCTTGAGGCAGAAGTAACACGGTTAAACAACATTGCTGCCGATGCCAGAGCTGATAAGCACCCAGAAGATTTAAAACTTGCTGAGGAAGCTCTGCAACGTAATAAAGATGCTATCGACTATCACCGCGAGGCTGAGGAGAGACTAACTCAAGACATAGAGACCCGCAACAACACGATTGAAAACCTCAAGGACAATCTTCAAGCCTTAATTGATAAGTATGACCTCTTGGACACAACAATGTCTTCGGGTGTACAGTCGATGACATCAGGGTTATCAAGTATCTTCTCTGATTGGGCAAGTGGCGTTATCAAGAACACTGACGATGTAAAAGAGGCTTTCCGCAGTCTAGGCCAAAGTGTTTTACAAAGTATGGCTAAAGTTGTCAGTGACCGTATTGCTCAACAATTCATGGGTTTCATCTTGAATGGTTTAGGTAGTATGTTTGGTGGGGGTTCGAGTCCTTCTTCGCTACCTGTTG